TAAGGCTTAACTTCGTTAACATACTCTTCAAAACTAGGTAAGTTATCATTTTGGTAGTTAGTTTTCTGTACTAGTTTACCTACATTGTGTTTTGCTTTAATGAAACTTGTTTTGAATGCCCAATCTACATATAACTGTTCTGAAAACACATATCGTAAACAAGCAAAGAACAAGTTATTATACTCTAATTCTAAATTGCCTGTAAAAATGTTATCTCGTAATGCTATTAATATTTTACGTAGTGCTTGCTTATTAGTGCTGTCGGAGTTAATTGTATCTACAAATTGTAAAGTGCCGTTTTCACGACCAACTGTTTTATAGTTAACTGTATAATCTGGGACGTCAGCGTTAAGTGTTTTTTCTAATAACAACCAACCGCCAGTTCCAACGTTTACAACTTTAGTAATGTCGCCAATTTTGTCGCCGATTGTATTTAACTCGTATGTTTCTTGTACTAAGTAATCAATAGATGTTAATTGACTGTAGCCTGTGTCGTACCAGTCAACATAATTCCAATAATCACTTACGTCATATTTTTGTTGTGACGTAATAGTAAACACTTGTGTTGTAGAATTCCAACCATATATGGCCCAATCGCCCGCTAACGTTGAATCTGTAACTACTAATACACTTAATGGGCGTACAGTTAGTGTTAACGTATCTGCGTAGTATTTCCCGCCGTTAATAACGGTTACTGATGTTAATTGTCCTAGTGCGTTAATTGTGCTTTCTAATTCTAAGCCTTCGCCTGTTCCATTTATTACAATCTTTGGTCCACGCCTAGTTCCGCCAGCTGTTGTGCTGTATGACGGATCAGAATAACTATACCCTTTATTAATAATGTTAACGCTTGTTACAACACCATTAACTACCACTGGAGTTAGTGTTGCTACTTGTGCTTTTGCTGTACCAATTGTGCTTAATTCTGCTTCTGTATCAACTTTCTTATCCCATAAGGTACTAATTGCACTTGGTGCAATATCTTTTTCTAGCAACGAGGTAATGTTATAGTTGTCATCAATTAGCACATCTTTTATAACTTTGTTAATTCTAGTAAATGCTTGATCTACAGCTTCTTGTCTATTTACAAACCAACTTTGTCTTGGTCTATTTAGAACACCGTATTTTTGTTTTGCACTTAGCTCAGGATCTGGTACAGCTCTACCGTATGCGTCTTGACCAATAAGACTGTCAAACCATTTAAGTTCTAGTGTAGCTTTAGGCTTACTTGTATATAAGCCTTCACTAATTATTTGATATTCGCTATGAATATTAATAGTCTGATCATCTATAGTCCAATATCTAAAGTTCACAGCAACGTCGTTATTTTCTAATAACTTATCGCTGTTTCTAACTACGAAACTGTTGTTGCTTAACACGTTTGCAAACTTTAAGTTCTGTGCAACAGGATCTAAAATTATTTGTGCAACATCAAAAGATGATTTAGCTCTATTTTCAACTGCTGGTGTAACTTTTTTATCTTTAACCCAGAAGTAATACTTTGTAGTAAATGTTCCAGATATTTTATCGTAATCTTGTCTAGTACAATATGCTGTTTGACCATATTTAGACGTTCCGCTTACTCCTTTACGTATTCCTGCAGGAGTATCTGCTTGTGTGTCCCACTGAGCTGGAGTTAATGTAGTTTCAACCCATTCGTAAATATCTACCGATGCTCCTGGTGCTAGTGTGTTCCAACTGTTGGCACTATAAATTGCATTTCCTTGGTAAGGATTAATAAATTTAGCTGTATTTAAATTCCACCAAAGTTTACCAACATTCTTTATGCCCCAACTGCTATACTGATCAATAGTAACACTTGTATCTGTTGCTATAGTGTATGTTGCAGGATCATAATATGTCTTATATGATAATTCTTGTTCTGCAATACCGGATATTTTTCCTTGTATAGGATCGATTAAGTCTAACGATGTTAAGTACTCGTTAGTTGATGTATTATATAAGAACGAACCTTTAAACTTCTTAAGATCAAGTTGATTAACTGGTGTGCGATGTAGTGTCCAAGTGTTTACTCCGTCTTTTTCAAACTGTACCACTTTGCCAACTGTTCCGTTAATTGAATCATTTATTAATCCAACATACACTTTGTCATTTTTAACAATAATGTCTTTGCCAAAGTCTTTAACATCAAAGTCTCTGTAAGATAATTGCTGCCCATACACTAGTGCATCGTTAATTCTTTCATACAAATATATTGAACCACTATCAATAAGTGTTCTACTAAAGTTAGTAAATCCGTTATCAAATACTGTACCGTCTGCGTCATAAGTTGTGTCTAATTCAATGTTACCGTTAGCACTTGATACAGCTAATTGATTGCCGTCAAAACTTAATTGATAACCAAAGTTCTCAATAGGCTCACTATTTTGTGCAACTAATGTTTGTATTAACTCGTATCCTGATTCTTGTTGGGCATAAACAAATACTTGTCCTTGTTTTGCAGATAAGTATTTTGACCCAGGAGCGCCAACAGCAATTAGTTTGCCATCATCTGACACACTAACTGTATCTCCAAACATCATAGAGTCTGTTGGTATTTCTAGTATTTGAAATAATTCATAATGTTTGTCATTATACTTGTATAACGCAATACGCTTAATGCCGCCATAACTTACTATTGCTGCAATAGTCTTACCGTTGTCACTGACATCAAATGCCGTGCCAAATTCAGTAATATCTGATTCTAATGTTGAATCTTCAGCAAACTTAATACCTAATGTGTTTGGAATATGACCAACAAAATCAATATGATCGTTAAGTTCAATCCATTTAGTTGCTGTAAATGCTTCACCTTGAATATTTGTTAACGCTTTGTAAAATTTGGTGTTATAATATACAATGTCATCTATGTAGTATATAACAGAGCTATTATAGATACCTCTAAATTTAATGTCTTTAGATAATTGCCAATCGTATACTGTACCGTCTTCGTCTGTACCGTTAAGGATTGTATAAATTTTACCAGCAGCTTCTTTGCTGTTAATCATCAATTTATACAAGTCACCTGTTTTAATTATTTTAAGGTGTTTTCCTATTCTTCTACTACTTACTCTGTTTGGTAAAATGTACCCGTTAACAATATCATAATTAGATGTAGTTGCATTATGTTTGTAAACATAAAATACACCTTCGTTAGTAAACGAACTTGCTGTTGCTGTAGCTAGTACAGGAATATTATAAACCTTTTCCCAGTCATTGTTTGCAACTTCAGGTACTAATGATAATCTCTGCGTACCATTGCGTGTTTCTTCTACCCACGTAAAGTATTCAAAGTTAAAGCCGGATAGTTTATCAGAGTCAAACGATGCAATATCAGTGGCCCTTGCTAATGTTGGAATTGGTAAGTTTGCACTATGCTGGAATACTATAAGTTTTCCAGTTACTGTGTCAGCAATACTTGTTCTTATTGACGTTCCAATTACTGGACTAGTTACATTTGACGAATTAACTTTACGTATTTCGTATGCTGGTAAACTTTGTGCTCCTGCTGGTCCGTAATCTGAACCTTGAGTAAACGTACCAGAAGTAACTTTTATGTAGTATCTTGCATCGTTACCATCTCGTTGATAATATACAATTTCAGCCCTACCATTAGTTCCTTCTATTAACGTATCGCCAATTTGTACTTGATCTGTTGTGTTATCTAATAACACATCAACATATCCGTCCCATACATCTACTAGTGTATGCGTGGCATTAATAATTTCACTTGTTAATCCACTAAATGTTTCGTCAATTAACGTGCCGTCTATATCAGCAATTTGATTTAACCAGACGCCAACTTTTGGACTAAGCCCTGCAGCACGGTCTGTAACAACTTTATCACTAATTACTTTATCTGCTCTAAGCAACCACTTGTTTGATAATAAATCAAGTCTTGCATCAGCAGCAGTATTAGCATTACCATTGTAACTTAGGTTAGTAATAAAGTGACTTTGTTTTTGCAGTACTTTACCTGTAGTAAGTTGCACTGGCGGATTATCAAGTAAACTTTGTATACTCGACTTATACGGAAGTGGTAAATTAACATCTCCAACTAATCGTACATCTCGCATAATAAGACTTGGTGCATAATCAACTAGTCTAGCATTTGGATTAATTTTAAACCCTGGTTCAACAGTGTCTAGTGATATTTTCCAATACCCACCTAATACATCACCTGTTTCTATTTGCTCATGTGCTGGTCTAGTATATGCGCCAATGTTAAATGTTGAACTAACTTGTAGATCGCCTTTTTCTGTAAAGACGCCATTTTTATTATTAGCATATATTACTAACTTGCCTAATTCAAACTTTGTGTACACTACTGTTGCGTTACCAGTTGCTGTTGTTACTGAATCACCTATGACAGGTACGTTCAGCGGATTTAATATGTAAAATATTTCATCCACTTTAGCTTGTATACTGTGTACATTCGTTGTAAGCCACTGTGTATTAACTCTAGTATCTGTATCTTTAATCTCTACACTAATTGTGCTTGGTGTATAGTTAACTCCGCCTGTAACTAATGTAACTGATGTTATTCTGCCGGCACTTACTGTAGCTGTTGCTGTAGCACTGTTGCCAGTTGCAGTATCGGTAATAACTATTACAGGAGTAGTATATCCTGTACCTTGTATCGGTGTCGGATTAGATGGATCAGAAACATCGTTTTTAATACTTAAACTAGTTAGTGAGCCGTTGTTGTCTAGCACCCATTCAAGTTCACAGCCAAAGCCTACCATTCTATTATCAAATAATGATCTTACTTTTCTTAAATTACCATTAAATACTCCGCCTATTATTGCGCTTCCTTGGAATGGTGCACCTTGGACATTATTTGTTCCGTCAACTAACGTATCTAATGCATATGTTGTATACAAGTACACTTCTTTTGTTGAAGCAACTTTTACAAAATATCTATTATATTCTAAACCAGTAACGCCTGCATTTTGTACTATGTTAAGCGGTAGTGTTTGGTCTGAATTATCAAAGCCCGAAGTTGCAATAGTATCGTTAGGTACATCTGTAACTAAAATTTCATCGCCGTCAACTAATCCATGTACAAGATTTGTTTGTAACCTAATACCTGTTGTAACGTTTGTTGTGTTAGTATACGCCGGTGGTACACTTTCAAATTTAATATCAATAATTTCAGACTTATCAATCGGTTCGTAAGCATGACTTACTGTGTTCCAATCAAAGTATACTTTGTCGCCTGGTACACTTCCTTCATATGCTGATGCAGGAGCCCTTACAAGAATGTGATCTGTTTCTGTGTTAGGTAACGGATAGTCACCTGTTAATATGTTTTTAGATTCACCTACTGCCGCCCAATTTTCTGCGATTCTTGCACCCGGGTTTGATCTTGCTGTAGCAATGTAAATGTCTCCGAGGTATGTTGTTATGTCACCAACATTGTATATTGGTGTTACGCTAAATTCGGCGTACTTGTTTAACAAATATTGCTTAACTTGTGGTGCAGAGTTAAATGTGTCAAATGTAACATTTGATGTTTGTCCTTTAACTATACGTCTTGATTTCCATAAACTATTATTGTACGAAACAATAGAAGCAAACGGGTATGTTGAACTTGCGTTAAATGAATCTTTAAAGTTAGATTTAACATTTGATGCTTCAGGTGCAGCAACTACTAAGTATTCACCGTCTGGGCTCATTGTAATTGCCTGACCAAATTTTGAATCAACACTTGAAATAGTAGCCGGGGGCGTTAGCTCTTGATGCAAACTTGCCGACGAGTCATCGCTAGTATATAAAAATACTTTACCATCTTCATTATTTGGTGCACCGATAGCAATAACAGTATTGTCGTCTGATGCTGTTATGGCACTGCCAAACAATGGATTAGAACTATCTGCTTCAAGCGGATTAATAATTGTTAAGTTCTCGTGATACGAAGCTGAGTTTTTAAGTACTCCCCACTTTGTATCTCCCATGTCATCTACCCAAAGAAGTTCGCCGTTGTCAATATCAGTTTGAGTATACATATTAGCATTAGGTAAAGAATCTACCCTATTGCTTATAAACTTAGATAACACTCCTTTAGCATTAACAATAGGATCATCTAATGATATTGTCGTTGCAACAGTTACAACATTAGTTGCTGAATCAGTTACTTTAAAGAATCCTTCAAAGCCTGTTATATTCGTAACACCTATTATGTAGCCTGCAGCAAATGAGCTTCTTCTATCTAATGACAGTGTTGCTGTTGTGCCGTTAGCTGTTAACCCTGTAATAGTAAATCCGCTATCAATATGTTTATAAACATTCCAACTTTGATTTTCAAATGTAACCCATACATAATCGCCTTGATTAAATGTATCAATTGCAATATTTAAAATATCATCTTTATTAATAACTGTAAATTTAACATCTTCATTTCTAACATAACCTGCGGTTCTAACTGGTGTTTCACCTTCAGGAATAAACTTAGTTGGGAATGGGCTATTAGCATAATCGTTTGGTTTAAGGTAAACATCTTTTGAAGGTACCTTATAAATTAAGTCATCAGTTTCTAAGTCATTTGTTAGTTCAACTGGTTGCGGACTTAACTTAAACTTACTTTCGTTTAGTTTAATCTCTAATTCGTCAAAGCCGTCTGCTGCACCATATTGGCCCAATCTTAATGCCCACTCTTCAAAGAACTCTAAACTTTCTTTGTCAGCTGCACCTAGTGCATCAAACAGTTTAGTTAGAGCGTTCTTAGTTCCCTTGTCTTGAATGTATCCTTGATAAAACTTATACTGACTAACATCATCATTAATAATGTTAGCAAGGTATTTTCTTTTCTGATATCCAATTAAATGTTGTGCAACTTCTTGCTGACTAACATCAAAGTTGTCAGTATCTAAGTCATAAAAGTCTGCAAACTGATCAACTTTATAATTAATATTAGTTAATAACTGTGCCTCAGGTTTGGCATCAAGTCTAAGCCAATCATTTTCATTAAAATTTTGTACACCAGTAACTGTCTTATAAGCACTGTAATAAAATTCTTTATTTTTAACTATACTTCCAATTTCGTAATCTTTATACGGTGTCCATAAAGTAATATCAGCACTATCATATAAAAATCCTGGAATGTTTAAACTACCCTTCCAGTTAGCTGTTCTGTAGCCAAGTAACCTAATTCTCTCTTGTCTATAACCTGCTTGACGATCATAAATTACATCTTTAAATTCAGTTTCGTTATCTAAAACAACAATGTGTTCTGTTTGTTCTGCAGATAGCTTTATAGCATATATGCCGTCAGCTGTATTTTTAGGATTTATTGTAAACTGATCATCTGTTCTAGAAACTGTTAATACGTCTTCTTTAAGTTTAGTACCGTCTGCTTTAAAAATTGAGTAACCAAAGAAGTTATTAAACACATCTCCAATTACTGTAAAGTCACGTTTAAATTGTACACCGTCTGCTAGTGGGCTTAATGATATTAAACTACCTTCTTCCCAACCCTGTGTTGTCCAGAATAAAAACTCTTTAGCACTTAACTTAAAGTTTTTAATTGCTTGCATGTCTGCATCAAAGCCATCAAAGTTAAATCCGATCGCTTCTAAATACTTTTGATATCCTATTAAGAAATCAACTACATCTTGGCTTGTTCTAAATAATGTTCCATATGGCAAACTTTTAAGTTCTGTTGTAAATGACGAACGGAATATTGCACTACGGCCACCTTCTGTTGGCAGAGTTGCTAGTTTTGTAAATTTAGTCCCGTCAAAGTTATCACCGCTAGTGTGACTTTCTTTAACTCTATAATACTGACTATTATATTCTACTAATTGACTTTCTAAATACTGCTTTGACCCGTTCCATACAGCAAAAGATTCACTTACTCCGCCAATAGTTAATACAGGATCACCGTCTATTACATTGTGTCCGTAGTATCTAAATACAGGATTACTACTGTCGTATCCTCTAACTACGTATCCTAATGCTGAGCGTTCAACAACAACTCCACTATATGTAATAATGTCTGTCGGTGTACTCTGCGAAAGCATTATATTATAATTTTCTTCCGGAATAAAGACGTTGCCTTCATTTAAAGGAGTTCTTGAATCAAGTATTAAGTTTAACTTAGTCTTATCAGTAAATCCGCCTAGTCTAAACGATAGTTGGTTAGTAATGTTTGCTAACCTGTTTTGATACTCGGTATAGTTTGTAAGAACATTACTTGCCAAATAGTTTGCAATAAAGTTTACTAAGCCTGCTGTTAATACACGTACATCAACTGCTTGACTGTTGTTTGGAAACTTTAGTGTTTTTAAATTAATTCTTTTAGAAGTATCAGAATAAACAACTTGTCCTGAATTATTTCTTATAGTTCTTGATCTATCAAATCCAAGTCCAATAATTTTTGAAGGTTGATTTAAGCACCAAGATCTTATTAATGCAAATGGGTATTCACTACTTCTACGCCATGCTGTTTCTGCAGGGGCTTCGTCGCCGAATACAAAAGGTGATGCTGTTAAGTTACTAATAAACCCTTGTGCATAACCACTTTCTAATGGACTTTTTAATTCGCCGTTTTCATTAACTGGTAAATGGTTAATTAAGTTGGATCTTTTATAACCTTCTTTAATAACAACAGGTTTATTAGGTTCTCTAATTAATCCGTTTTGTATATCTTCCCATAAAAATAAATTGTCTTTAGTATAAGGTGCAGGACCATACACAGTTTCCCACCATGTTGGCTTTTCGTAAAAGCCTTGCATTTCCCACGGGTGTGTATGTGGACGATCTGTATCATATGCTTGTTTGTAAACTGCTCTCCAGTAGCCTGGCAAGTTTTTGCCACTTGGTGATACCATAAAACTATAATTGTAAGTAAATGTATTACCTCGTACATAACCAGTGTTTGCTGTATAGTCAACATCTCCTACGGATGCTAACCAACTTGCAAAATCATTAATTAATGCATTATCAATATTAGCTTTAGATATTCCTGTATCTCTATCTTCTCCACCAGTAAACGAATGTATGTCAACAATAGTAGAATCATATGAAATCTTAATATTGTTATAGATTCGCTTTTCTAACTCTAATAATAAATCATCTCTATAATCGTTAAATGCTACAATTTTAGATCCGTCATGTCCTTGTACAACATTACGCGGAGTTATGTAAGAAGTATCATTATATACTTGTGGAAGGAACTTAGGATATAAACCTAACTTCGTCGGCGTTGGTGGAATAAACGAACCATCAGTGGTTTCGTATTCATATATTTCAACTATGTCACCAATTACTTTTGTTTTGCTTATTATACAAAACCCTTCATTGTTAAACGTGTAATCGTTACCATATACTAGTTGTTCACCGTTGATATAAACTGTTACAGCTTTTACACTTAATTCAGTATTATTGTGTGTTTGTGAAAGTGCATAAAATTGGTTGTTTGCATCAAACACAGTATATGTTATTTTCTTTTCACCGCCGGCTGCTGCCATGTCGCTAAAGTAAAACGGCATATCAATACTTCTATTGCTACTCAGTTCTTTTAAAATAAAGTCAACATGAGCTTTTACTGTTCCGTCAAATCCTGATGTTTTACTAGTATGTAAAAATGTTCTCTTAAACTTTGCATATTCTCTTCGGTTAAACTCAAGAGCTTTAATTATGTTTGTATCTTTATCTGTTAAATGATACAATGACAGGTTAATTGGACCTGTGTGCTGTACAAACTTCTTACCGTATATAGAAAGGTTACCTAGGTCTCTTAAATTACTATTCCCCGGATACACTCCAGTAAAGTTGTTAAGTTCTTCTACTACAGTACCAATATGATCATTAACTTCGCCTAATGTAAAAGTTTCAATATTATCGTTACCGGGATTTCTTTCAAAGTTTGATGGTATTTCATACAAGCCATTACCATTTTTAAGTGACTTTGATTTTGTTTTAATTAATACAATATCATTTTCAGCCAATGCTGTAGTAAACACAACTTTTGCATCGTGTGTTGTTTTATCAATAGTGTAATCGGTGTTTTCAAATTTAAGGGTGTTATTAACAAATACCTTTATTGCTAAGTCGGTTACTTCTGCACTTCTATCATAAGTGTCAATAGTAAATGATGTTTGAGCAAATATGCTTGTGTACTGTCTTAATACATATTGGCTACTATCCGTTAGTGCTTTGATCCACCCGTTAACATATGTAAAAGAATCAATGTCGGTATATTTTTGTAAACTATATGTATCAGATTTATTAGTAATCTGTGTAGTACTAATTGCTGTAGCTGTGTATGTAAATGCATCTGCTAGTAAATTAAAATCAAATACAATGTCACCTACGTTAGATATACTTCTGTAAGTTAATGGAAATCCTAATTCTGTATCATTTGTGCCGGTGCCTACTTTATAAGAAAATACTTTATTACCTGTAAACGTTGTATTAGGGTAATATGTTGCATCACTTATACTATTTCCGCTTTCGTCAAATAAGTCAAACAACGGTTGCTGATTAACTTTTGTTTTTTCTTGAGTTGCATTCCATGTTGAACCGTTATAGTAAAACATCTTACCTTTATTAGCAACACCGTTAAGTACTAGTACAGTTTCGTTAGTAGAAGGAGTAGAATCTGTTTCTTCTATCAATGCTATTTGTCGCTTACCTTTAAACGTAATAAACGAAACTTTAAATATTTTACCTGTTTGACGTATATCTTCTTCAGCTGTAAATAATACTCGCATACCATTAACAAGTTTTATACCGTCAATAGTATAACCTATTGATCCTTCAACTGTAGAAAATACGTCTTTGGTAAATGTGTCAACTAAATCTACGTTAGTTTTACTTTGCGATCCAAACTGATAAAGTTTTAGCCCCGGATCAAATTCAATAATTGGTCTCGATGCTCTTGCAGATTGATCAACTGAAATTTCTTGGTTGTTGTACTTTGCTGATTTCTCAATTACATCTTTATGGAACCATCTGTTATGTCTAGACCATGAACTTCTTTCTGGCGAAGCGCGGTTAATAACAATATAGTCTTTAATATTTGTATAGCCACTAGCATTGTCAAACGGTAATCTATCAAAAGAGTTTGCATCAAACGGGATTGATAAATCAGTAACGTAACTACTTGTAACTTCTAAGTCAGTTTCGTTAACTAACTTAATTTTATCGCCCACGCCTTCAACGTACCATTCGCCGTTAGCATATTTCGCAGGAGTAACTTTTCCAATAAATTCAATTTTCATGCCATTGGATAACGACAGGCCATTTACAGTAGTGTAATTCTTTTTACCTAGTATTTCAAACGAAACGTCAAGCTCGGTATTTTCATCAATGTCTTTAATTTTAATTAAGCCACCGTTATTAATATCGTTGCTTGCAACGTAGTATAACAGCTCAGGTGCTCCTGCACCAACTGTGAATGTAATTGTTCCTTTTTCTACGTTTTGCGCCGATACACCATCATCATAATTAAATGTTGCATCTAATGTTTTCTTTGTTTTTATTGTAAAAGGAAAACCTTCTGAGTTTATTTCAAAAGTATAAGTTTGTCCTCTATACAAAGTTAAACTTGGTAATTGTGTTTGTCCATCTGGAGAAAATATATAAGCAAGGTTATCTGCATTATTAAAAAGCTCAACCGTGTATGTACTTTGCACACCTCTTGATTGGCCAGCAATACTTACAATCTGTGGTCCACTTGGTAACCAATAATATTCACGGAAGTTAACAACTTTGTCTAAATCAATATTTGGGTTCCATGCATAGTATTCCTGTGCATTAACACTTGACTGATTTTGTGCGTTGCCGCCAAAGTTTTCAATTTGATTAACATAGTCAATATAGTCTTTTCTGAATGTGTAACTACCTAGCTCGTCTTTAATTAATAAAGAAGGTTCTAATTGATAATTTTCTCTGTCACTAGATATTTCGCCGATATAAGAATCGTCTGCTACATATGCTTTAGATTCCTTTCTACCAACAAATCCGTTAAGTTTTTCTGCAACGCCAGGTTGCACCATTTGATCTAACGTGCTTTCTAAAAACTTTTGATTAGTTTGTGTTCTAAAATATTTAGGAAGTAATGCAACACTCTTTTGATCGTTTTTCCCATCACTTGGTAATGGAAACTCTTTCTGGTTATTATCGTATGCCATTAGTAACCTGAACCTCCGTTGCTTGAACTACTACTTGAGCTACTGCTTGAACTACTACTTGAGCTACTACTTGAGCTACTACTTGGTACACTTACTACTGAGCTTACAGTATTATTTTTAACTTCGGTCACTATTGCTCCTGTTGCTTTTAGCTTTGAGGCTGTAACAGCTGATATAATTTCAACATCTGCTACTGTTGCGGCGTTGATGAATATTTCATCTGCTTCTGCTTTAATTTCAAACAGACTGCCGAACGCTGAATCCGCTTTATTAGGAACAATAACAACTGATGATATGTCAGGTGTTAATTCATTCATAATATATGTGCTTAGTTCTGAGAAGTAAAATGTTTCTCCAAAGTCCCAATTTTCAAGTGCAAAAAATCTGTTAACTGCTGAAATAACATTTGCCTTTACTTCGTTGTCATTAATAACTCTATTAACATTTTTTACTATTTTAAATGTTGCTTGTAAATCAGTGTTGGCTGTTGTGCCAAATAATGGTTTATATTTTACTGGATGATAAATTACATCATCACTAATTGATTTAATTTTGTTTATTTCGCTACCGTAATTTGTAAACAAACTGTCCGATGTTGGAGTTATTGGTTTAATAAGTATTGCACCAGTTAACCATTGTCTGTACAATGTATCGTATGATCTAGTTAGAACGTAAACATCAATAATGTTACTGCTACTAGGATCTATTCTATTACTTTCATCAGCTGCATGTTCGTATTGGAAGATAATATTATCTCTACCTTTGTATGCTCTGTAGTCAACAGTAAGTACTAATGCTTCTGTAGTTGCATCGTACTGTTTAAATAAGTCAACATCAACAATATAAAATAAAGTTTTATCAGTAAAGGAAGTTAAACCTAATGCTGTTATATCTGCTTCGGTTGCATAGATCTTTTTATCAGATGTTTTCCAACTTATATATTTGTAGTCGTCAATGCCGTCATAGTTTGTATACTTGTGTTGCATTACATACTGATCAGCTAATGCACTTGGTGACCCAACAAATTGTGTAAACATGTCTGGATCATCAACTACTCCGTCGTCATCTGAATCAAAGAATCCAATTTGTATTTTCTTGCTGTCAACATAACCTTCAGCATCTCTGTATTCTTGTAATATTTCCCAATCAAAAGGAACAGTAAATGGTTGTGTTGAACCAGGCTGTGTATTAATTGACATGATTCTTATCTTGTCTTTAATAATTTGACTAGTTGCTGGATCAAATACTTTATCACTACTATCAAAGTAAAATCTAATTTCTTTATCACTTTCAAAAACATATCGTTGACCGTGAGTAGTAATTGTATAAGTTTCACCGTCAGTAGTAAATAGTACTAACCAACTATTATCAAGTTGCTGATTACTTGTGTCGCCTGTTTTACCCATGCCAAATGCTGAGTTCTTATCTAGGTTACTTTCTGTAATCAAACGCCATAAGTTTTCACTAACACTATATCGTAATCCAAATGTCTTATACTGGAATATTTGATCAATAATTTGTGTTTGAATATCAGTGTCTAGTAGTGTTGCAAACTTAGGTATAATTCTTTCAATTCTAGGATATGCTGTTGTACCAGTCGGTGCAGCAGGAATTACATCATTAAACATAATCGGGCCACGTCCGTCAGCGTAGTTTGTTTTACCGTTGCCATTTACACCTGTTACTTTAGACCACATATACTTTGTAGCACCTGAGTGCAAAGTTACACCCGGAACGTCTAACATTAATGTATTGTCAGGCATAAAGTGGTATCCTGTTGGGGCAACAAACTTAACCATTGCTCCTGGTTGTATATATTTTAGTGTACTACCAGTAAATGTAGAAACCATATATTTTACATCTTGTAAATCTTGTAAGTAACCAGTAGATATATTTTGATCCTTGGTTACTTGTACAAATTGTGCATTTAAGTCTGTAACTGTTTGAGTTGGAAATTTAGTATAATAAAAATTTCTTAGTCTTGCAGCTTCAAGTAGTGGTTCAACTGTTGTACTAATAACGCCTTGAATATTGTTTCTTGTTGTAAATGTAAAATTAACTTTACTGTCCAAATACTGCGAATATATTGCTCCATCTTTTCCGTATAGGTTAGTGTTAGAGTATTTTCCAGTAGCATCTAATAAGTCAAAGTATCGTGAAATACCACTTGACGTTCTGTTAACTGCTTTTACTTTTACTATCTCTTGACTTACAGCTAATGGTGCAACATTGTAGTCTTCTCCAGTTATCATTCTATTTTGTGTATAGTATGTTGACGGAGCGTTTGACTTAATACTTTCGTTGCTTTCGCTTTCTGCTGAGTTGTCAATCGAGTACTTTAATTCGTATTCAATTGTTAAAACTTCTTGTGTTCCTATTTTGCTTATATACGGAATAGAAATGTTAATATTTGTCATCTCATCCGGACTAATTACAAAACTTCTGTTATCACTAGTTCTATAGTACACTTTAAATTGACCTTTAGGAAGTGTACCAAATACACCGTCACTAAAGATTAAACTAATTCTGTCTTGCACCCTTGTTAATACGCTATACACATTTCTAATGTTTTTACTTAAACTGTTGTATACAATGTTATTGCCTTCAACTGAATTAACTTTTGTCCATAATTCAGTTTCGTTGCCAGTGGCGTCTAATTTATACAGCCAAACATCACTGTTGTTAACATTAATAGCATCAAGGTTTACAGTTTGATTTGTACTAGGTGTACTAATTGCAAACGTTCCTTGATCTATTGCACCTTGTCTAAAGTGTGAAAAGAACCCTGTGTTGTTACTGCCTGCACCTTGACCGTCATCTTGGTATATAAATGCAAAGTTGTTTCCCGGTAGTGGCGCTTCTTCTGAAATAGCATTACTGTCAATGTTAGTTGATACTATTTCAAATAGTGTGCCTCTACCACTAATATTTTTTGAAAATCCAAAGTTTGGAACATCAGTATTAAGAGCATTAAATCTGTATTGCTCTGCACTAATACCGTTTACTGTTTCTTTTTTAACAGGACTTCCAACAACTCCGTTTTCAGGTAAGCCTGCATTCATTACTTTAATAAATTGCTCATACCAGTCTTGGTTTGAAACATCATTCCATACAATAGTTTGTCCAGATAAGTTGTTACCATTTGAATCTGTAATGTCTTCGGAAGTACTAATACTTTCCATTTTAAGAAGACCGTTAGCAGTTTGATTACGTTTAGCGTTGTACGATAGTAACCTAGCAAGGCGGATAACACTTTCTCTACGTTCTGCTAGTTCTAAGAAGTTTTCTCTTGCATTTAAGTCTGTACGGAAAGCAAGGTTTTGCCCTAAGTACGCAATTAAGTCAATAAGTGCAAGGTATTCTGAACTTTCAATGTAATCGTTAAAGTCCTCAGGATAATTTTTCCTAAGGTAGTTAATCATTGTGCGTCTTAGATTGTCAAAGTCATAGCTCTGAAAGTCAGCATTTTTGAAAGACTGGTATACACGTTTCCAGTCCTCTGCAATTAGTAATCTGTTTTGTCTATCTGTGGATGACATTGGTATTCCTCGCTATAGTGTATTTATCGCAGCTAGATAAGTGCGTATATTATTTCTCTTAAGAAAGGCCATTATCTTCATCGAACTTAAACTGTAATTTTTCGGATATATTATAGGGCAAATATGTAAGCTCGCACTCTATTTGTAGACCGCTTTCGTACGGTACTACATCAATTGCTGATACCGATACCCTTGGGTCAAAGTTAATAATTTCTGTAACATTTTTTACTATTGCAGATTTTAAGTTTTCTGTAAGCGGTTCGAATATTACGTCCCAAATAATAGTGCCAAACTCTGGATTTTCTAACTTTTCGCCTTGGCGTATATGGAAATGATTAATAATATCTTGTTTAATAAGTGCAACATCGTATAGTGTGCTAGAAGTATTGTTTGGGTTAGCCGTAGATATGCCTCTATAAGCTCTGCTTTCTACTACAGCGCGAGGCTTTTTAGATGTACTGATTTCTACAGTTTTATATAATGATTTTTCTTTTGTGCTCATGTGTATATTTACCCTTATTGTGCGTTGCTAGTATTATCGCTGTTCTTACCTGCTTCAATGTTTGTTCCTGCTGGTTCAGTAGTTAACGATGCTAAAGGAGTAAGGTTTCCGCTAACTAATTTGCTATAAAATCCTTTGGCTATACCAATACGTCTGCGTGTTTCTGCTCCACCTTGATTAGCATATCCAACGGCCTTTCTAAATGACTCGCCTAGTGACGAGTAATTGTAATCTGTTGTACTAACTCCTTTACTTTTAATGTATGCTACTGCAATTTTTGTTGCGTAGATAGGGTCATTTACTAAGTCAGGATTTTCTACAATTTCCGGAGTTCCTGCCTTTGCACCATATGTTTCATAGTTTCCTTTAAATGTTAACTGTATTAATCCTCTACCACGATACTTGTATCCTTCATTTTGTGCGTTGCCATATCTTTTACCATACAACGTATTACCAATTGCCGCTGGACCTGCGTTTGCAAGCTCTTGAGCAAATGCATCTGATTTAACACGACTTGGATAAACTTGGCGTAAACGTTTTGCACTATAATTTAAGTTTTCACTTCTTGGTTTAAACCCACACTCTGCTTGTGGTTGCGACATTGCCATTGCAAGATATTCTGCATTACCTGGTGTTACTCCATCAGGATTATTAGCTGCGTTTGCACTATTCAAACATGTAGCAGGATCAAGTCCAAGTGCTGTTATAAGCTCATTTAAGAAAAACTGTTGTAAGTCAGTAACAGGCACAGGCTTAGCTGGCTGATTTCCTGTTGGCCCTACTGTTCCTGGAGTAACTGTTTGGTTTCCGTCAACGTTTGCTGTTTTTCTATAGGTACTATCTACCGGTTGTTCATCTGCGCCGGAGTTAACTAAAGGTGTTGTTTCTCGTAATGTAGGACTTGGCGAAGTAATCGGTGCTGTCTTAGAAGGTGTAAAGACAAGCGGATCTAAACTTTCGTGGCCTAGCCACGGTTCGTGTTGTGGAACTCTAACAGGGAACGGTGCTGGTGTTGCGACTGATGCCGACGATGCAATGCCTGCTACTATTGCTGCTACTTCTGTTGCAGCAGGACCACCGTTAGTTTGACCATTCATGTGTATTTCTGTTGCTGTTTCAACATGGTTGCCGCCACTGAATATTTCAGTATTACTACCACTGATTATTTCAGTAGTGCCGCCAACTGCAGTCAAGTGGTTGTAGCCGCCACTATTAACATCTAAGTTTGCTTGCGAATCTTTTCTATCACCTGTGGTATTAATATCAA